GGGGTTTGTTAAAATACGGGGGCGCGAGCCCCATACTGTAACAAACTATTAGGGACTTACGCCTTCTAAAATGTATGTATTTATAACCCCCCCATACATTTTAAAAGGGGTGATATCTAAAGCGTATCAAACTATAAAAAACCTCCGCGATATAAAAAAGAATTTTTACTCACAGGGGGGGTTCCGTTTATATCAGTATTATTACCTAAATAAAACGGGGTTGCTTTGTCTACCATTATTGGTGGTGCTATGCAATGAAAACCAAGCCGGGTTTCATCGGACAGGCCCACATAAGTTTCTACTGCAAAATTGACTTCAGCATTAAATACTAAAGACGATACTTGTAACAATATCGTTCCAAAATCTGCAGTTGATAACTTGGCATTAGCACTAAGATTTCCATCAAAATTTAAAAATTTTTGGGGAGCACCCATAAATTTATAAAAACTAGTATCCGGTATGGCAAATTCTAAAATAGCCATGGATTTTTCAGCGTGTTTCGGCACTGCCTGAAATGTAAATGGGATGGTACCCAAACTAGAAGGAAATACAGGATTAGTGTATGCGCCTACTCCAGCTGGAGCTTTGTACAATGTTTTGGTAGTATTCAAACCCGTTATATTTTGTGGTAAATAATATATTCTAAACGTTAAGTCGCTCAACTCTACAGGCACACCTCCATCAATTTTAAAAAGTGTTATTTGCATACGCATCTTAAAACCTACGTTTTTGCCATAATACATTCTTGATATTGTCTCAATTGGCGTGTAGTTCCAGTTTCCTGGATCTTCACCTAAGTAAGAGGCTAATGTCGTTGGTATAACTAATGTAGCCTCGGGTGACAAGGTATATTGATTCACTTGCGATTTATACATCCTACGTATTAAAGGTCTCACATCTACATTGGGTAATAATCGCTCACTGTGTGTTATATGATCTTCCTTATTATCAGCGTCCATGATTGGTTTTTGATTTTGTGGTTCATTCATAACTTTCAAAGATTGGGCTCTAAAACCTACCTTTCCTGTATGCACGCCTACTATCTTATCACCTTTAAAAATGAATCTTTCTTCGCCATTAAACCACTGTGGATCTATACCAAAACCTTTTACTGCATGATTTTCGAGACCTGCCGCTGCAAGTCTGTCCATCTGTGTCTTCGCAGTATGCCTGGTCTGTTTAGCTGATGTGGTAAAATAAACTATATCTGTTGGGGGTTCTTTCGTCGTCTCTATAGGGTTACTATTCTTTACAGGTGTCTCTATTATTATGGGTTGATCTTCTAATATCGGTTTGCTTTTAGCATATAAGTTAAACTGATCGTGAAATACATTACTATTAGCATACCCATAAAACTGCAAATTTCTATCTCCTGATAAATAAACATTAAATTCAATTTCAGTTGGTGATCCATCTGATACTACTAATGGTTGTGCTACATATATATAATATAAGCCATGAAACATGGCATTCATTTCGTAATCTGCAGCACATGGTGTTAAATCATTCCTGCACAAATAAGGCAAATCCACTTCAAGGTTTTGTCCTCCTTCCGTAAATTCTAATAAATGTGAGGGAGCGTTGGCCATTGAAGCATATGATGGATAACCAGTTAAAGCTCTTGAAGAAGGGTTGTAATACTTCAAGACTTTCAATTTCACTTGCTGTTTATTATTCATTACTGATTGTATTTTAAGTTTCATGCCTCCTCTCCAAGCACGATGCATAAAATACAACATCTCTAGGTTGTTAACGCAAACTATACTATTAGTAGTTTCGCTCTTGCCTCCTTGAAAAGGCGAAATGGGTCTAACCCATTTAAGAGAACCTACCGGGTCTATCACATTAACTTTAAAAGTACCTAAAAACTGTTCCTTCATAGCTATATGCTGTATAGCCATTTCATCTACATCTGTGCCAAACACTGGCGCTTTTGCTATCCTGTTGAAATCAACACTTGGATCCAACTTCTCAAAATGTTGTTTCATATCAATATTGTTAGCAAAATTAGTATCTGTTGTTATTATTCTGTGAGCTATTGTGGGATCGTTGGGATTGTGTAATCCTGTCCAATCACGCAATAAACTCCTTCCACTATCAATAAAATCGCCAGTGACTTTCTTCAAGCCTCCAGCCGCCATATCAAATAATCCGCTTACAAAACTCTGTCGCTTGTACGACTGAGCTTCAAAAGCAGGTACGTCATTAACTCCAATGAACAAGCGTAGTATAGTAGCCAATGCTCCCACAGCTGCGGCAGCAACGGTTATATACTTCGCTATATCGTTATGCTTCTTTGGTTGAGATTCTATATGCTCTATAACTTCAGTTAATTCATGCACTCGCGCTGCACAATTTTCTAAAGCTTCCATATCATAAACTGGGTTCTTCATACTTAAAACTTTCTGTTTCTTTTTGCCAAATGCCTGCGAATTCCACGTAAGAAAACGAGGCGTAGGCACTAATAAATCAAAATGCTTAAAGCATGCTTCTACCACTATCGACAAAATCTTTGAGGATCCTGCTGATGGTTTCAATGGGTTGAGCACTAAATACACCAGTGTCGCATAGTTGCCATTAGTTTCTGTAATATCATATGTAGATTCGCTATTAATCTCCATATCTGTTGTTGCTAAGTCAGTATTACAAAACCAAGGTACTTCTAATGACACTGATGTGGCCTCATTAGCATTTAAAAATGCGTGAGGTCCTGACATAATTGTATTAATCAAATTACTACAATCTGTCGCTGCAGGATAAGCAGGCAATGGTGGTAAAATGCCTACTAAAATACACCCTGCATGTGTAATAGTTCCTGCCATAGAGATATTAAGAACTAAATCTGGTCTTCCATAAGCCGCCATCTTGAACATATTCAACAAAGACGCGTTACTGCGTGCTACGTCGCCAGGTAAAAACTTTACCTTTGGCGTAAGCAAACTATACCGCGCACTCGTGTCTGTAAATTCAACTGTATCTACATAAAACGGTCTCTCTATATATGGTTTTGCATCAATGCGATACGCATCCGGCACATCTACTTGCATAAACATGTTGGTGTTGTGAGATGGTATCTCTTGTATATCTCTAGTGGTGATGCTTGCCACTTGAGTCGACAATTGTTGTCCTCCAAGATTAAAATCATTGTTGGACGTGGCTTTAAAGCCATGGTCTACTAATTGTATTTGTTCGGTTGCAATGTTATTACTGTTTAACTAGAATTCTAACATTAAAAAATTCTAAACTTTCACTTGTGTAAATCATAATACGTAGCTTCCTAACTGAAAGAATGTAAGGAATTATAACTCATATATTATGATTTGGCTATAGGTTGCCGTCCTGATCAACAAGGTGTTTTACGTCTGAACTGACGTGTTCATGAAAGACATATCCTTACCGGATAAGCCCATCATTTCTATATAACCAGTGTCTTTGGCCAATATATTCATAACCTCTGACACATTGAACAATTTTGTATCAGGATAATACTCGCGAAAAAACTTTGTAATAACATTAAAGAACTTCTTACTATGCAAAAATGCTTCTACTTGCACTGATTGCATCTTTCCTGTCATTACTATCTCTTTATCCTTCTTCTTCTGATACCATTGTACGGTATTCAGTAATGTGTTAACATCAAGCACTCCTACTACTCTCTTCAAATCATTGTGGTATCTAAAGTGGCGCTTCACAAATGTTAACTTGCTAAGCTCATGTGATTTGGTTGTTATACTCGATTTATCTCCATTGGTGCATGTCATGCCCAATGATTCCGCTACTTCTTTAATAGTGAATAAGTTAAATACTTCCGCCATCTCACCTGACGCTCCTATCAACTTATCGTCTCCCATAACATAATCCACTACTTCATGAAACTGTTGTACTGTTGGTTGCGCTGCATTACGGTATATTGTCAATGCAGTCAAAGCCTTATTAATCAAACAATTCAATAACAATGTTAACCATGTACCTGACGGTAATCCATGAGTGGTTGCCCACAATGAATCACCTACTAGTACAAATGACTTAGACATTGTCTTCAACACAAAATCTAACAATTTCACATTCTTTCCATTATATCTCTTCTTAAAAACTTCTCCAATGGCATCCATAATAGTCGATGAACAAGATCCATCCCATTTAGCAAAATCTATATCTCCTACTATATCACACTTCTTTAACTTATCATTTATAACATCAAAATCCTTATATGGGTTTAATCCCACACTACATCCAAATTCATGCATATTCTCACTAAACCATTTCAATAATTTACCAAATAATTTTTTAGTATAAAAAATATGTGGCATAGGTAACACTCTAAATGTTCTCGGTTCATTAACTTTAGTCGACTTTCTCAATTCATCTTTAAATGACTCTCTACACAAAAATACTTCTGCGTCATATTCTTCATTCTCAGCCTTCAATAAAAATTTATCTAAAACTCGCCTTCCTTCTTCTTTAATTGTTTTAGAATCAAAGTCGAAGTAATCTTGCTTGTGTGGTAAACATCCATAACCATTACTAGAATCTTTATTTAATGGTTGCAAATATTCATTTCCAAAAGCCACTTCTACGTCTAACTCTACGTCATCGAAATCTATCATCATACTATCTATACACTTCTTTATAAACTCCACTTCAGCAAATGTCACCATTCCTTGATGCATAAACGTCTTCTTAGATATACTCTCTAACAATTTCTTTTGAGCTCCTAATGCTCTAAAATTAGGAGGTTGCTTCTTGTCTATTTTCTCAACGGGAACTGTCGTTAATTCCCCTGCCTCTACCTGTTCTATAATACTTCTCATACCTGGGCAAAAATCTGCGTGTAACATACTCTTGTCTAAATCTGTTTCATTATTAATTTGCTGGCACTTAATGTCATTCTTCTCGTATTCCAATCTTACTCCTGAAAATTCAGGAATAATTTTATCACTTATCTCATATTTACACTCATATCCTTGCAACATGATGTTTCTAATGTCTTCGGCTACGTCTCTCGATGGTACTACCATAAAGCCTCCGTAGTCACATCCTGCTACATGAAATGCGTAAATGCCATTTTCATCTGTCACTAATACTGATCCACACATTCCAGGTCCAGTTAAAGGTGTCATCACCCCTGCCCACGGTTCATGGGTTAAAGGGGCTACACACCCTTTTCCATCTTTAAACACAAATGAATCATACACTACTTCCGTTAGATTAGGGTGTACTGACTTACCATATTGAACCTCTATAGTC